TCTTAGAGAAAGCAGTTGTACCTATGTTAACTGCAAACTTAAAAATGCCTACAATGAAAAATAAATCTTTTATCAGACAACTTCCTCCATTTGATATGTGGAAATTAATTCCCGAGACAACACCTGATAAAGGACTAAGAAGACTTAGAAAGTTTCAAGATTTCTTAAGTTATTTTTCTTCTTTTGGTAAATACAATGAAGCTTTAGGAACCATTGATGAAGCAGCAAAATTAACCATTAGATCTAAAGGTAAAAGAATATTTAAAGTATTAGATGATATTAATAAATCTGCATACAAGTTAGCTCAAGGATTTGAAAAAAGATATAATACTAATATGACTTCTCCTGTTGGAGAAAAATATTTTGCAGATCAAGTATTGGAATATTTAAAAGGTCAATTGAAGGGTGGGCTAAATGCTCTTCCTAAAGAACTAAGATTAGGTGCCAAAGATTTAGATGAACAATTTAACTTATTAAGAAAACTTTATGCGGATGCTTTACCTAACTCTAGAAAATTTGCAGAGTATAAAAAAATTTTATTAGATGATCTTAACAAATACTTCAGATCATCTTTTGCAACCTTTAGCAATCCTCTAGAAATAGTAGATCCAAGACTTAAAATTAATGCTACCAAATGGATTGTAAAAAATGTAGTAAGAAGAAATAAAGATTACAGACAAGAAGCTCGAAGAGCTTTTCCCAATGTAACAACAGACAGAGCATATACATTATACGGTAGACGTATTATGGAAAACATTCTTCACACTGGAAGAACAGAAGGATCAGATCCTTTAGCAGCTCTGGAAAAAATTGGATTCAAACATCTTAGGGATGACAAATTTAAATATCTTAGAAAAGGAGAACTTTTACCTGAGCCTATTAGAAAACTTTTAGGTCAACGTCCAGATTTAAAAACTCAAATTGGTAACACTGGAATGGAAATGGTTTCAGAACTAGTTACTAAAAGACAATACGATAAGATGGCTAAATATATGTTGGACAATAAACTTGCATTTAGAACAGAAGCAGAAGCTATTCCTTATATTATTGGAGCTAAACAAATTTTTAAAATTCCAAGGTTAGGGGTTTTACCAAGTGATATGCTAGGGTTGTATGTATCTCCTGCAACAAAAAGAATGTTAGAAGGAGTTGGAGGACCTCTAGATAAATTAATTAACGTTGCTATTTGGAGACATGCTTTACAATTTAAAGTCATGACTCAAATGGGTAAGACAGTTTTCTCTCCTCAAACACAAGTTAGAAACGTTGAAGCATCTGTTTTTTTTCCACTTGCTAATATGCATGTAGGAGGAAGAGCAAGTGTTATTGATTCAATGAAAATCGTATGGCGAGATATCTTTCCAGCTCCTGGAAAAGTAGATACTAAAAAATTTTATAACGCTATTGAAAAAGAAGTTCGTTTAGGAACGATGGACGAAAACGTAATTGCATCTGAAATTCAAGCGGTTATTAAAGATATTAACAGAGGAGCTATTAATACACTTGATAAACTCTTCCAACGTTTTCAAGAGCTTTCAAGTGTTAAAAAAGCAAGTAGAGTTTATGCAGGTGGTGATAACCTATGGAAATGGTATGGAAGACACTGGGTTAAATCTCAACTAGCAGAAATATTTCCTAATGCAAAAGCTCTTAATGCATATAGAAGATACATGGGAGAGTATGTTAATGAAGATGATCTGTACACTGGAGCTAAAAAAACATTTGATGATTTCTTGGATGATGCTTCCGCATGGGAGATAAGAAATGTTTATCCAACTTATAGTAAAGTTCCACAATTCATTAAAGACATTAGAAAAATTCCTTTTTTTGGAAACTTCGTATCGTTCCAAGCTGAAGTTTTAAGAACAGGAATGAACATAATGAACTTTGGTTTAAGACAAGCAGCTCATCCTGATCCTAGAATAAGGCAGATGGGATTAAATAGATTGATGGCAGCTTCTTTAGCTTTCTATGGCTATGGACAAGGAATATATCATGGATTGTTATGGCTTACAGATTCTAGCGAAGAACAATGGGACGGATATAAAAGATCCTTTGCAGCTGATTGGGATAGAGCAGCAAATATTCTCCCTATAACAGGATGGACTAATGGAAAATCTAAAGCTGTTAACTTTTCATACTTTAGTCCATACGATGTATTACAAAAACCAATGGAAGCAGCTTTGATGCAAGCTCAAAAACAAAATTTAAATCCTCAAGAGACAGAAGACTATGTACTTTCTCAAATGTTTGCAGCCGATGGTCCTATTATGACGCTAATGGATCCATTTATCGCGGAACAAATTGGTCTTGAAAAAATACAAGATATCATGCCACCAGGATATTTAATGGGAGGTAGAGGAGGTAAGACAGCTACAGGTTCTCAAATCTATTCAGCATCTGATAGTTTAAGTGATAAGTTTGATAAGTCTTTGGCTCATATATGGAAAGGTATTGAACCAGGAGCTTTAACATCTGGAAAAAAAGTTCTTAAAGGATTAACAGGTGATGTTAAAAAAAGTGGACACGAAGTTTCTCTTAGAGATGAGTTGTTAGCATTGATGGCTGGTATTAGAATTATAGATATTGATGTTAAAAGTTCTTTATCTTATAAAGCTGGAAGATTTAATCAATTACTAAGAGCAGTGGATGATGCTGAAAAAATATATTCTCCAGAAGATTATATGAATAGAGGACCTTCAGTTATTGAAGCAGAATTTGAACAGATGCAACAAGAAGCATTTAAAATTCAACAAGAAATGTATAACATTATTCAAGATGCATTACTGTTAGATCTAGATGAATCAGATATTAAAAAAGTATTAAAAGATGCTCAGATACCTAAGAAAAGAATAAGAAAATTAATGAACGGTGAGTTTGTTCCAGCTAACTTCTCTGAAGCTAGATTTAAAAAGAAAGTTAAACAACTGGAAGAGCAAGCGGCTAGGATGACTAAAGATAATCCAGATATGAAATTTTATTTAGATGAAGATTATGCATATCCAAAATCAGAATTAAAAGATATTCAATATGAATGGAAAGGCAAGTCTTTAGTTCCAGAATCCAAAGAAGAAAAACCAGGATTAATTAAAAGAGGAATTGAAAAGATATGGCAAAACGTAAGTCCATTTAAAGGATTTGGTGAACCAAAAGAACGAACACAAATACAAACACCACCATTAGGTCAAACACCTATGCCAAAATTAACACAAAATACGCAGCAAAAAGATCCACGAACTAACTTGACAAGGACAGAACAGGCATTACTATCACCATCCGAAAAAATAATTGCGGGGAGAACCTAATGGCTAAAGATAACGCATTGCAAAGAATAGATTCTCATGAGAAGTTATGTAGAATCATGCAAAAACAAACTCATGAAAGAATTTCTAGAATAAAACACCAAATTGATAGAATTGAAAGTATTTTATTAGTTTCTGTGGGTGCTTTAATTAGCGGTATGGCTTATGTTATTTTTGCTTTAGTATCAAACACACCACAATAAAAAATTATGCAATTATCAAAACACTTTAAACTAGAAGAATTTACTAAGTCAATGACGGCAACCCGAAAAGGGATTGACAATTCTCCAGGAGCTGGAGATATTAAAAACTTGGAGAACGTGTGCTATGAAATACTAGAACCAGTTCGTGCTAAGTTTGATAAACCCGTTACAATTACATCGGGCTACCGCTCCGAGGCGCTTTGTGAAGCGATCGGCAGCAAAAAAACGTCGCAACATGCTAAGGGCCAGGCGGTTGACTTTGAAATAGCAGGTGTACCAAATATTCAGATCGCTTACTGGCTTTCTAATAACGTAGATTTTGATCAATTGATACTCGAGTTCTACAATAAGGACGATCCAGCAGGGGGCTGGGTCCACTGTAGTTATAATGAAAAAGGATCTAATAGAAAACAGATTTTGACTTACGATGGGAAAACTTACGAAAATGGACTGCCCGAAATGAAATGGAGCGGTGGAAAAGTCGTATCTTAAAATTTTAGCGCGCGTCGCGCGTATATCCTACTAAATCCCTGATTATTTTAAATAATCAATCCACCCTGTTATTATATATTTTTCTTCTTTAGGTGCATTTATACCTTGATGAAAATGAGTCCAGCCCGCAGGCCAAACATAAAAATCACCTGCTATGGGATGAGCAACAATATTTTGGTATAAAAATTTTGTTCCACCCCCCTCTTTAATATCATTTAAAAATATCATCCATGCAAAAGCTCTATTTAAAAAACGCGTGTCCCCATCATTTTCACAGTGAATTTTTTGATAAAAATTTCCAGGTTGATATTTCATTAACCGCATAATAGGATTAAGAGTCCATCGACTTAAATATTGATCTATTTCTGGATAAAGCTTTTTTAATTTAATAATACATTCACTTAGCGTGTCACTTAATCCATAAAAATCATTATCATTTTTTATCTGTATAGGTATCTCCAGATTATCCAACTTATCATAACCCGCTCCTCCTGGTTGTGCCATGTCTTTATTTTCTTCAAACCATTGTATAAGATTCGTACAGGATTTTTTCGGATAGGCTTGAGAAAATTTATTAATAAAGCTATATTTTCCTAATTTCATTTATATCCATGATTTCAATTCTTCACCTAAAACTTCTGACGCTATATTTATTTTTTTCCTTAGAGATTTTACGATTTTCTCGTCAACTGTCTCATCGGCCAGGATGTCCACGTACGTTACCGACTTCTGTTGTCCGATTCTGTGTGCTCTGTCTTCTGACTGTAATCTTTTTTCAAGGTCATATCCATTAGAATAATAAATAACGGTATTGGCTGCCGTTAAGGTTATTCCATATCCACCAGTTTGGGGAGTTCCAACGATAAACCTACATTTATCATCATTTTGAAATTTTTTAATATTCTTCTGTCTTTCATCTTGAGGAGTTAATCCATAATAGTCCACAATGGATCCCGGACCATGGACCTTTACAACTTCTTTAATTATAGTATTTATATCATATTGGTAATGAGCCCATATGATGGCTTTTCCTTCAATTTCTTCAAGCACATCCATTAATTCGTCTATTCTATTATTTTTTATGGGCTGAGTAGCGCCATCATCCGATGTAAAGTGACCACATGTAATCTGATGTAATCTCATAAGTTGAGTAAGAGCATTAACAGTTGTAACTTTTTTACCATTTAAAGTAGCTAATGCTTCTTTTCTCATTTGTTCATATAATTTCTTTTGGTCAGGAGTTAAATTAATTTGACGTTTCATATAAATTTTATCAGGCAAATCTAAACAATCTTCTTTTAAGACTCTGTAAGAAAATCCTTTTAACTGATTTGATAATTCTCCTAAATTTTGAAATTTATCTACCACCTGAATAGCTCTTCCTTGGACATGAATAGTTTTCATTTGAGCATATCTATTTCTAAAAGCATAATAAGATGTAAAATCTAACAACCATGGACTTAAAAATTTACATTGACTATATAAATCTAAAGGATTTTTTGTGACCGGAGAACCCGTCATTATTCTTCTATATTTAGCTAATGTAGAAAGATTTACAATATTTTTAGTTCTTTTAGCATTAGGGTTTTTAATAGTAGTAGACTCATCAATTGCCATTAAAGTTTCATGACAAGATAAAAATTTACGTGCAAACTCTGCACCTTTAGTAGTGCTTAAAGCTTCCACATTCATAATCAAAATATGTAATGATTCTTCTACTTCAAATAAACTTTCTAATTTTTCTAATTGTTTTTTATTTATATTTGATTGCCATAAAATAGTCACATTTCCTATATGTGTAGGAAGATGAGTAGGAATTTCTTGATTATACCAAGTTCCCACAACTCCTTTAGGAGCCACAATCAGAACACCATTTATTTTACCTTTATCATATAACATGGCGGCGTTATCAATCAGAACTTTAGTTTTACCTGTACCCATTTCCATAAAGTAGGCGTAGGTTTCCCTATTCCATGATTTTTCTAACGCAGTTAATTGATGCGCATATGGTTTTGTTTTAAATTTATACTTCATTTTTACTTTCTAGTTGACAATATAATATGGAAGACCTATATTGTCAAGCATGAAAGAAAATAATTTATCTACTGTTCATGTTGTTCAAGAAATACCAGGAACTAAGGAAGGTAAACCTAAAATTAATATTATCGGCGCTGCCGAATATGGTAAATTTAAATTTTTACTTCCTGAACTTTCTCAAATAATTTTTTCACCCGGTCCATTAATTTATAAATTAAGACAAGAGTTAAAAAATTTCTCTGAACAAGATTATTTATTATTAACAGGTGATCCAGCAATTATAGGGGTGGCGTGTTCAATTGTATCTGATATGACAAATGGTAAATACAAACTTTTAAAATGGGATAGACAAGAAAGAAAATATTATCCTATTGAAATAAACTTATACGAGAAAGGAAAAATAGATGAGTAATAAACAAGCAACAAAAATGCCTGACTTTGAGGCAGACCAACAAGATGTTTTGAAAAAAACATTTAATGTTCAATCATTAGCTGATCAAGTTGAAAGACTTGAAAAATTACAAAAAGAAATTGAGTCAGCAGAAGAACAATTAAAACAAAAGAAAAAAAATTTAGAGCATGTATCGGGGGAAGTTATTCCAACCATGATGGCAGAAATGGGTTTATCTCATTTAAAATTAATGGATGGTTCTTCGGTAGATGTTAAGCCGCACTATAGCGCTACAATTACACAAGCGAATAAAGAAGCGGCGTTTAACTGGCTTCGTAACAATGGACTAGGCGATATTATAAAGAATGAAATTTCAGTATCGTTTGGTCGTAACGAAGATACAAGAGCAGCAGATTATGCTGAACTTGCGAAGGGTCACGGGTTTGAACCGACACAAAAGTTGAAGGTTGAACCTATGACCCTGAAAGCGTTAGTCCGTGAGCGTATTGAGGCAGGTAAAGAAATGCCAACGGAAATTTTCAATGTATTCATTGGAAATAAAACAACAATAAAAAGGAAACAATAACTATGAACCAAGTAACAACGAAAAAAGAAGGAGCATTAGCTACAAATATTTTTGAAGCTGATGCTAATAAAGGGGCTCAAAACATTTCGCAAGAAGATCTTGCGTTACCTTTCTTAAAAGTTTTGGGACAGCTATCTCCAGAAGTAAATAAAAGAGATGGCAAATATGTCGAGGGCGCCGAACCCGGCAAAATAATTAATACAGTTTCTAATGAACTGTATGATTCTATCGATGTATTACCTGTCTTTTATAAAAGACAATACATAGAGTGGCAGGATCGTGGAACTAGCACTGGTGCTCCAGTTGCAATTCACGAGGCAGACAGTGATATTGTGAGTACAACTATTCGCGATAAATCTTTCAAAGATAGATTACCTAATGGTAACTATTTAGAAAACACTGCCAATCACTTTGTGATATTGTTGGGTAAAAGTCCAACGACGGCATTGATTTCTATGAAAGCTACTCAATTAAAGGTGAGTAGAAAATGGAACTCAATGATGATGGGTATTAAAATGCAGGGCAAAAACGGTTTATTTACGCCGCCAACTTACAGCCACATTTATAATCTAAAAACTGTTCAAATGTCGAATGACAAAGGAACATGGTTTGGATGGGATGTATCTAAAGTTAGTCCTGTAGCTGACAAATCAATTTATGATATCGCTAAAACTTTTGCTGAAAGAGTAGGTAAAGGCGAAGTTCAAGCGAAGCATGGCTCAGAGGAAACAAGTAGTACACCTTACTAACCGTATCCTAGGTAGTGGGCGGTAAAGCGAGAGTGGACCCGCCCGCTTTAAAAAGTTATGTCAGTTGCAAATTTTAAAGATATATTTAAAGGATTAGATCGTGCGCGTGGTGTCACTTATGTTGACAAAAAAGGTGAGGACGGTCAAAAAATAAAAGGTAAATCATTTGTAACTAGAGAAAAAGTTACTGATGATTTATGGAATAAGCACCTCCAGGGAATTGAACCAAGTCTAGGTATAATTCCAATTAATGATGATAATAAATGTATATGGGGATGTATAGATATAGACTCCTATGCAGGATTTGATCATAAAAAATTAATTAGTAAAATTAAAGAATTAAAATTACCTTTAGTGGTTTTCCGATCTAAATCGGGAGGAGCTCATGTATTTTTATTTACACAAGTTCCAGTCGAAGCAAAAATAGTAAGAGATAAACTTTTATCCATCAGTGCAGTTTTAGGGTATGGGGGATCAGAAGTATTTCCAAAACAAATAGAATTAAAATCGCAAGATGATACCGGAAACTTTTTAAATTTACCATATTTTAATGGTAATGATTCAACACGATATGCTTTTAAAGATGACGGTACCGCAGCGAGTTTAGAAGAATTTTATGGAATCTATAATAATGTAAAACAACTAGATGTCGGTTCCATAAAAGTAGAGAGGCCTAAGTCAGAATTTTCTGACGGGCCTCCTTGTATAGAATCAATAACACAAACAGAAATTAAAGATGGAAGAGATAGAATTCTTTATCAATATATACAATATGCAAAAAGAAAATGGCCCGAAAACTGGCAATCAAAAATAAACGCATTTAATTATAAGTATTTCGAAAATCATCCTGAAGGACCATTAGAAGATAAAATAGTTCAAGGAAAAATAAAATTTAATGATGGAAAAGATTTAGGTTTTAAATGTAATGAAGAACCAATGTGTAATCATTGTGATAAAAATTTATGTAGAACTAGAGAATTTGGTATAGGAGGAGAATCAGTCTTTCCATCACTTACCGACTTACAAAAAATTTTATTAGACGAACCTTATTATTGGGTCAATGTAGATGGAGAAAGAGTTAAGTTAGATACCATCGACTATCTGATGGAACAAAGATTATTCAGAAGAACTGTCGCAAAACAAATAAATAAAAAACCAAAAAGAGTTACTACAAAAGAATTTGAATCATATGTAGATCAGCTTTTACAAGCGATTGAAGAAGTAGAAGCACCAGTTGGGTCATCTAAAATAGATCAGTTAAGTAATCACTTAGAAGACTATTGTATTCAAAGATCAATTGGGTCAGTTACTAAAAAAGATATTTTAAATGGAGCAGTTTATACCGAAGAAAATAAACACATCTTTACTTTTCACAGATTTTTTCACGGACATTTAACTAAAAAGAAATGGAAAGAAGATTATCAAGTAACTCAGCAGATGCTTAAAGAACATTGTGGATGTGATGAGGGAAGAATGATTATTGGTAAAAAGAAACCATCCGTTATGAAAGTTGCTGTGTTTGATAAAGTTGAGGATCAATTTACTCAAAAGAAATTAAAAGAAGAGACACCTTTTTAATGAGTGACTTATTATTTTTAACAATGTTAACATGTATGTGGATATTTTTAATGTTATGAAAACTATTGTACTAGGACCACCAGGAACAGGAAAGACATGGACTCTTCTTAATAAAGTACAAGATTATTTAAAAAACACCGATCCCGATAAGATAGGGTATTTTGCTTTTACCAAGAAAGCGGCCAATGAAGCTAAAGGTAGAGCAATGGATAAATTTAATTATACAGAAGATGACCTTCCTTATTTTAGAACTTTACATTCATTAGCATTTAGAAAGCTTGGGTATAATAAAGATCAAGTGATGCAAAAAAGACATTATGAAGATCTTGGCAAGAAATTAAATATTTTTTTAGATTACAACGAATACGATGAAGAAGAAACTGGTATATTTACAACAAAGAGTGATTATTTAAGATTAATTCATTTAGCTAAACTTAGAAACATAACTTTAGAACAACAACTTAAATTAGGAGAACATAATACTGAAGTAGAATATAAAACTCTTGTACACTTAGCTAACGAATTAGAAAGATATAAAAAAGAAAATGTTCTCAAAGATTATAATGATATGATAACAGAATTTATTAAATCTGATAAGTGTCCAAAGTTTGATGTTGTATTTATAGATGAGGCACAAGATCTTTCATTAATACAATGGGATATGGCTAAAACTATTTGGAATAATACAGAAGATTCTTTTATTGCAGGTGATGATGACCAAGCAATATTTAGATGGGCAGGTGCTGATGTAGATTCTTTTATTGCACAAACAGGGAAACTTTTAAATCTTACACAATCCAGAAGAATACCAAGAGCTATACATGATTTTGCCTTGAGCATAATTAAACGTGTATCAAAAAGAAGATATAAAGAATGGGCACCAAGAGATCATCAAGGATCTTTAAAATTTCATGATGATATAAAAGATTTAGATATGTCTTCAGGGGAGTGGTATGTTCTATCTAGAACCCGTCATATGTTAGATAATATAGAGGAAGAAATGAGAGAACGTGGTTGGTATTTTGAAAATAGATTTAAAGTAATGCCCGAAAAAGATGCAGCTCAAGCTGCAGCAGATTGGGAATTAGCAAGAAAAGGAACTCCATTAAATTATAAACAAGTAGAGACAATATATAGTTATATGACTCCTCAACACGTAAATAAATCAAAACTTAAAGGAATGGCTAAAGAAAGTTATTATAATTTATCTCAACTAAAAGACTACGGATTAAAAACGGATGCAGTTTGGTATGAAGCGTTTGATGATTTAAACTTTAGAAGAAAGAATTACATTCGAAGCATGCGTAGAAATGGCGAAAACTTAAAAGGTAATCCAAGAATTCATTTGTCCACTATTCACAGTGTCAAGGGTGGAGAAAGACCTAATGTAGTTTTATTAACCGATCTAACTAACAATACTAATAGATCATATAGAAAAAACCCTAATGATGAAACCAGATTATTTTATGTAGGTGCAACACGAACCAAAGAAAATTTACATATTATAAGACCAAAAGATTATGAAAAAGCATATCCAATGGAAAACATATGAACCAATCATGGGCGGAAAGTAGAAAACGAGCAAGAAAAAAATGGAGGCAAAGTTCAAAAGGAAAAGCATGGGACAAAGCTTATAATCAACGCCCAGAAGTTAAAGCAAGAAAGCATCAAATTTATATTAAAAATTTAATTAAGGAGTTTGTCAGTGACGGATGAGATATATAAAAAACAGGTAGGTGGAAACCACTATCGAAATATGGTTATTCAACCTTCAGAATTTATTAATAAAAATAATATTCCGTTCGCAGAAGGAAACGCTATAAAATATTTGTGCAGGCACAAACACAAAAATAAAAAAGAAGATTTATTAAAAGCAAAACATTATATTGACATGGCGATCGATAGAGACTATCCTGAAGAAGTGAAAGAGATAAAAAAAGAAAATAAAAATTCATGGGGCATTGTTAAATAATGCAAATACCTCTTTTTAAACCACAGACTGAATGGCTACCACCAACAGAATTTCCAGATTTATCTACCCATAAAGAAATTGCAATCGACTTAGAAACTAAAGATCCAGATTTAATAAAGATGGGATCGGGTTCTGTTGCTAAACGAGGAGATGTAACAGGAATAGCGGTAGCTGTTCAAGGTTGGTCTGGATATTATCCTATTGCTCATGAAGGGGGTGGTAACATGGATAGAAAAAAAGTTTTAAAATGGTTTCAATCAATTTTAAAAACCGATGCTGTTAAAATATTTCACAATGCAATGTATGATGTATGTTGGATTAGATCTCTTGGACTTACAATAAATGGTAAGATAATTGATACTATGATTGCTGCAGCAATTGTTGATGAGAATCAAATGCGTTATGATTTAAATAACTGTAGTCGAAGATATATAGGTAAAGGTAAAGATGAATCAGCTCTATATGATGCAGCAAAATCATGGGGAGTAGATCCTAAAGCAGAAATGTATAAGCTACCAGCTATGTATGTAGGTGCATATGCTGAAAAAGATGCTGAATTAACCTATGAATTATGGCAAGAACTTAAAAAAGAAATTTTACACCAAGATTTAAATGCTATTTTTGATTTAGAGACAGAACTATTTCCTTGCCTAGTCGATATGAGGTTCTTAGGAGTTCGAGTAGATATTCAAGCAGCTCACCAATTAAAAGACAAATTATCATTAGAAGAAAAAGAATGCTTACAATCAGTAAAAAAAGAAACTGGAGTAGATATTCAAATATGGGCAGCGAGATCCATTGCGCAAGTTTTTGAAAAACTTCGCCTACCATTTGACCGCACCGAAAAAACAAATTCTCCATCATTTACAAAAAACTTTTTACAGAATCACCCCCACCCACTGGTGAAACGAATAGCCCGAGCCCGTGAAATAAATAAGGCCCATACCACGTTTATTGATACCATATTAAAACATAACCATAAAGGTAGAATTCATGCAGAAATAAACCAATTAAGATCAGATAGTGGGGGCACAGTAACCGGGAGATTTAGTTATGCTAACCCGAATCTCCAGCAAATTCCAGCTAGAAACAAGGAGCTTGGACCACGGATTAGGTCATTATTTATACCCGAGGAGGGCCATACATGGGGTGTATTTGACTATTCTCAACAAGAGCCTAGGTTGGTAGTACATTATGCAGTTTTACAAAATCTCTATGGCGTGGACGAAGTATTGGAAGCCTATAATCAAGGCGATGCCGATTTCCATACTATTGTGGCAGACATGGCTGAGATCCCTAGATCACAGGCCAAGACCATAAATCTTGGTCTGTTCTACGGTATGGGTAAAAATAAATTACAAGCAGAGCTCGGTGTATCAAAAGATAAGGCCGAAGATTTATTTAAACAATATCATAATAAAGTTCCATTTGTAAAAAGATTAATGGACAATGTCATGAATCGTGGACAAGAGCGAGGACAAATCCGTACACTGCTAGGACGACTATGTAGATTTCACCTATGGGAACCTACTCAGTTTGGTATTCATAAACCATTACCACATGATGCAGCGCTCGCGGAACACGGACCAGGGATTAAACGTGCTTATACATACAAAGCTTTAAATAAATTGATTCAAGGCAGTGCGGCAGACATGACAAAGAAAGCAATGATTGAATTATATAAAGAAGGAATTATCCCACACATACAAGTTCATGATGAACTTGATATATCAGTAAGTGATAATGCAAATAAGATAAAAGAAATAATGGAAGCTGCAGTAACACTTGAAGTTCCAAACAAAGTAGACTATGAATCGGGACCTAATTGGGGTAATATAAAATAGGAGGAAACTATGAAAATAAAAGATAAAGTTTTATCTATCTGGTTACTACACAGAGAATATATTATTGGTGCAGTAGTTGGAATAGTTATTGGCGCAATTATATTCTAATGTCTAATGGCTTACCTGAATGCAAACATCCCTGTGACCTATGCACAGATCAGGAGAGAGTATCTCTATGATCTTAAGGAACATTTCGGAGAAGCTGAAGATTGTATTATTTTTGGGTTGGCGTCTATCACAGGACGTCCAATCCTCTTTCATGCTATTATGGAGAACGGTGCTGTGTTCTATCGTCTCCCTATTTCAGCATTCATTCAAAGAGGATTTGAGGTCAAAGAAGTACCTAGGATGCGACTTGATGAGCTGGAGTTATGGAACTGTTTTAGTTATTATCCTGCTGTCACTTCTTTCGATATCCTAGACGGACAATCTGGAAAATTTTTTGGTAAAGATAAAAAACTCCATCCAGGAGCCTATCTTTTTACTGTTGACTGGGCACACCCAGAGAGTAATATAGTAGATACAGATCATTCTGAAATTCCGCATGAACATAAATGCGCTCACATTCTCGCTCTAGAGGATGGAAATTATGCAGCACAACCTAACAATCGGATCCTTTGGGATATACCTTCATTCACCGTTAAGAATGAAATACCCGATTGGAAAGTGCAGACAAGTGAGTGGAATGTAGAAGACACTCGTAAATGGAAGACTGAAGACACAGATAAATTCTTCTATGAAATTGAGGAGAAAAAAGATGGGAAAATGTAAAAGTTGTTATTGTGATTGTCACTGTGATGGAGATCTTCATACTCATCATTATGATGGGGATGTATGCACATGTGAGAATTGTAAATGTAAATCTAACTATGAAGACGAAATAAAATATGAATGATAAAATTATTACTGCACTGCTGGCTATACTCATCGCACTTGGAGGCTGGACACTCTCGCGTACATTCTCCTTGTCACAGGATATGGTCCTTATTAAAGAAAAAGTATCGAGGATTGAAAATGAAATTCAGGACATTAAAATTGCTAAAAAGAAGAAGAGAGGCAAGAAAAAGAATCAAAACAACTGAAAAGGCAATACAGGCTTTGATAATTGGCCTAGTGTTGGTTCTTATTCTTTTAGCTGGATGTAACTACAAAATGGTTCCTAATGAAACAAAAATAGAGTATGGTACCACAGAAACAGACTCTAAGAATGATAAGCTGCAGCAAAAACAGTCTATTACTCAGAGCTGGAAATGGGAACAACGATGATGGAAAAAATCTTAACAATGTTGGTTGGACTCCTAATTGCATTAGGAGGCTGGAGTTTATCTAGAACTTTTGAACTTTCAACTATTCAAGCAGTACATGAAAATCAAGTAGAAAAACTTGAAAGACATGTAGAAAAACTACAAGATCAAATGGATCGTATGATGGATTCAGATGAAGAGATTATGGAACAACACGAATTATTATTTAAAAAATTAGAACAAGGCAACACAGGATATAATTATAACTAATGAGTAAACCTTTAAAAATTTCTGAAGAAGCAGCCGTGCAAATGCCGATGAAGACGGTAGCCTCATTGATCGCAATGGTTGCGATTGGAACCTGGGCTTACTTTGGTATCATTGAGACTCAAAACAAAATTTCTACAACACTAGAACTGATGGAAAAAGATTTAACTGAGAACACAGAGTTTAGAATCAAATGGCCGCGGGGTCAACTTGGTTCGCTTCCTGCAGATAGCGAGCAATTTATGATGATCGAGGATTTATATAAGACTACGGATAAGTTGAACAAACACATTGAGTCTATGGCATTAAACAAAGTCAACATAGAATTCCTAACAAAACAAATGGACAAAGTTTTAACTGATATAGAAAAATTAAAAGACGCATCTAGAGAGATGAAATATACAAATGGAGGTCATCAATGACAGGAACTTGGACAGAAATTACAGTAGCTTTATTGCTCATAATGAACAATGAAATTATAGAACATAGAATACAGCCCGAAGGAATGGCTCAATGTTTACGCAGAAAAAGACACGCGGAACGTGACTATTCTCCAGGCGTGCAACACAGATGCTTAAAGTCTAACGCAGAATTAGAAAAAAATATTGATGGTTCTATAACTATTAGAAAACTAATCCTTGAGTAAGAAAAAGAACCCAATAGCTAAGGCTTTAAGAGATAGACGTTATCGTCAAGTTGTGATAAAGAATAAAAAAGCATATAAGAGAAAAAAGAAACATGACAACATTCGACAAAATTAGCATACAAGCACAAGTAGTAAATGGAAAGTGTCCACATTGCACTGAAGAAAGTATATTTGTATCTATATATAAAACTGTTTTTAGATGTGTTACGTGTGGTTCTGATTTAGAACAGAAAATTAATGGAAAAATAAGCTATATGCCACATGTTACTAAAGAAGACGGTATTAGAATAAAATATTTAAATGAGTAGGAAAGGGTCTTTTGGAAAAATAACCAAACCTATTCGGGATAAACCTAGAAAGAGACCTGGAAGACACAAAAAACGTAGAAATAAACACGAAAAAAGAATGGGTAAATATCGTGGAAAAGGTCGAAAAGGGCATTGACAAGTATCCCCTGATATCCTATATATACAGTATGAAAGCAAAAAGTATAAATTTAAAAGTTTTTAATATAACGCCAAAGCAATGGTCTAATTTAGTAATTGAACTTAATTTAGTTGCTCAAGCGTGGAAACCTTATGGGCCTGTTATTAAAATAAAAACCCATAATTTAGATCGAATTTTAACATGGGGAAAAAAGAAAGCTGATGAGAGAGAAGATAGACGAAGCCGCAAATCTCTGGAACAAAACAAAAAATCCAAAGTATAGGAATTTGTGGTATAAATTAGTCAAGGAGTTTGCAAATGGTAAAAACATTAGTAATACTAATTCTTCTGTTCGATGGGACACTAATAAAAGAACGTTACGAATTGGCGAGGCCAATGAAAATACATGAATGTTTAATGTTTGCAGAAGATCATAGGGAAGCAATTGCAACCTATAGAGAATTTGCTGATGCTATAAAAAATGGCTACTATTTAAACGATGGTAGAGGAACCTGGCAAGGAGTTCTCTGTGAATGATTTGAAAAGGACCGGCGTCCAAATAATGCCTCGCGCTATTCCCTGTACGTCAAGCTGTGACCCCCGTTATGGTAGGGGTAGCCTCGGAGCCTTTGCTCCTACAGGAGTACGTGCACGGAAACTGTGGGAGTTAGTATGAAAATATTAAAAAAACC